CCTCGACGCTCTGGAGGCCGCCGACGAAACGGTGCCCGGTGTCGCCCATTGCGGTGGACTCCAGCGGGTCACTGCCGATAGTCACGGTGACGGAACGGCACTGATCGGACAGGTCGGTGGTGGTGACGCCCTGCGTGATGTTGACGGTGGCGTTGGAAAGGAATGTGCTGGTGGCCATGGTTGTCCTTTTGCTAGTTGCGCCGTACGGCTACCCGCACGGTGAGGTCGTATGTCGGCAGTTCCTGCCCGCCGCCGATAATCATTACAGACGGGCGAAGGTCTGTCACGGCTATTGCAGAATTCATGATTTTGTCGGCCTGTGTCAACAGCCAATCTGACGCGTCCTGATTACCGGGCGGTGGCGCGCAAACACGAATACGCAAGGTGATGTCACCCACGTTGTATGTAAACGCCTCCACGGTTGGTAGTTCCAGAAACAACGTCATGGGTCGAGCGTTGCGCGGATCAGTCACAACCTCGTAGCCAAGGTTTAAGGCCACCAGCGCGGTTTTGGTGGCGTTGACCGCGTCCCACAGGATGCCGGTGGCAGCCATTACGCAACCTGCGGACGGCCGACACCCAGCAACTGCAGAATGCGCCCGAGGGCTGACGGCACCGGGAACGTCCCCATCGAGTCGAACGATGCGAACGAGTCTGCGGATCCGCGCTCGCGGTAGAGCAGTGCGGCGTACATGATGGTTCCTAGGGTGACATCCCCGCCGGGGCTGGTGTGCAGTTCGTCGGTCAGGTAGCCGGACTCGATGCGGCGACGGTACGCAAACTGGTTGGCAGCGGACACACATTTGGTGATAAACGCGGTGTCGTTGGCGGTGGCGACAGCGATACCGAGCCATTCGGTCACGTTGGCGTTCGTGATCCATGTGCAGACGGGGTTCCATTCCAAGGTGCCGTAAGGGTTGACCGCGTAGAAGGTGACATCCGTGCCAACGTTTTGGTACATGACCTGATTCGGGATGGGGTTTTCGTAGTTGAACTCCCACTCGCCAAGGTTGTTGACACCGATGAACTCGTACTGGGGGAACGCGACAACCATGGCGCCTGAGTCGTTGAACCCTGCGCCGACACCGGCTATTTCCACCTCTTGCTCAACGGTGGCGTCAATGTTGGTCAGTAGTTGGACGACTGCGTAGTCATCCAGACGCATGGCCCGGATGACGTACGCAATCTCCGACATTTGCTAACCCTTCCTAGGGTCAGGCGAGCGCGATGCTCTGGACCTGATCGGCGTCCGCGATGAACGTGGCGACGTAGCCGTAGTACGAGAAGGTGCGGCCCAGCGTGGACGGCGCCTCAACGGACATGAGGCCGCGAATCTGCTCGTAGAACTCAATAGCGGTTCCGCGGGCGACCACCATGGTGTTGCTGGCAAAGTTGCGGTCTGCGACAAGGTTAAGACCGAACGGGTTGAACGTGTTTGCCTGAGTGATGTTGGCAGAGCCCGCACCGTTGACACCCATAAGACCGGCTGCGCCAACGTAGGGAAAAACATTCCTCTTCTCGGCGTCCAACTGGCGCCCAAGCAACTCCCAGACATTAGGAGCGACGAAAATGTGGTCCGGAAGGAAGTTGGTGTCGGTCAGGATGTTGACTGCTGCGCCGTACAGGGCCGTGATCAGGCTGGTGGGGTCGGTTTGGTTGACCGTCCACGTTGCGCCCGATGCCTGTGCACCGGCGACGATGGCGTCAGCGGCGACGTTGTCGGACTGCAGGAGGTACTGCCCTGCAAGGTCGCGGAGGATGATTTCCATGGCGGCCGGCGACGTAAAGTCGACGTCCTGCACCGACAGGGTGACCTGACCGGCGAGGGTGGTCTTGGTGATGACGTTGGATGCGATGACCGGCGTGGTGGCCGAGACGGGGTTCAGTTCCGGGGACTGGGCGGCGACGCTGGTGTGCGTGGTCCACGTCGGGCGGATGAACGTCTTCTGGTTGCCACCGTCGGGCATCGCCCTTGCGCCCACGGCCGCCACGACGGGTCTGATGTAGTTGAGATCAGCGAAAACGGGGGCCACAACCATCTGGTTCAAGAGGCCCGGGGTGTCCCCGCTAAGCACGTCTCCGGCGGCCGCCTGAAATGCGGACTTGTGGGACTCAGCGAAGTCCTTGACTGCGCCCTGCACGTTGCGGAACGTCTCGCCACCGATGTGGTACGCGGCGAGGTACTCGCCCGGGGTGGGCAGGTCAAACTTGCGCTTCGGCTGTGCCGGGAGTGCGGGGGTCGGAATGGCTGCGGCCTCGACGACCTCTGCCTGTGCGGGTGTTGCTTCCACGGGTTCCTCCTCTGGAACTTGTTCGGAATCTGTTTCGTCGGGGTCGGTTGCTGCTTGCGCGGCTACTTCGGTGATGGTAGCACCTGCGAACGCCGGTATGGGGACAAGTGACAATTCCATCCACTCCGCCTTGGTGACGGTGATGCGGCCCTGCTTGTCCTCCGTAAACTCAATGGGGTTTACGCCCACCGAAACGTCCATGACGCCGTCTGCAGCGAGAATCAGCGCTTCGTCGCCAAGGGCGGTGCGGCTGATCCGCATGGATGCAAGCATGGCTTCGTCAGTATCAACGCGCTCAGCGACGATGCCGATGGGCATGGTGGAGTCGTGGTACATGAAAACGCGTGGGGCGCGCCCGTCCACCGGGAGGCTGCCGGGCTTGAACATGACTTCCTGACCGCCCGACACGGTTGCAAACACGTTGTACGGGACGGCGATGGCGTCGATGCGGCGTTCGCCTTCCTTGTCGCCGGCTTCGGCCTTGACGGTGACGGTGTCGGTGGTGAAGCGGATCATGCCAGTTCCTCCTGAGTGTTTTCTTCCACGTCAATCATTTCGCGGCTTGTGTTTGCGTCGTCCATTTCGCCAAGGTATTCGTCGTAATCGAACTCGATGAACGTGCCGTTTGGCAGGACGTTGTTTGCGGACAGGGTTGCTGCGATGACTTCGGCGTATGCCTTAGTGCCGTACAGCCACAGATCCCAGCGGGACTCGCGGCTGTTTGTGTACGCGTATGAGCCGGTCGGGACGCCCAGTAGGTAGGGCGGAATGTTGCAGATTTGCGCCATTTGCAATGCCGAAAACTGGGCTGACTCAATCAACAACATCTTGTCCGGGGTGGCCGTTGTCGGTTCGTAGGTCAGGAACTCGTTGAGCGCTGCGGTCTGGTTGCTGGCGCGGGCCGCGTTGAACGCTGCTGACAGGTCGGCTAGTTCCTGTGCGCTAAGGGGTTCGCCACCGACCTGCCTGAGGATGCCCGAGGGGATGGATGAAGAGGCGTTCCGTAGCCGGGCGTCCTCAATGCGTAGCGCGGTGGCGATTGTTTGCTCAGACGAGTAGATGAGTCCTTGTGTTGAGCCGATGAACTGGATGACGTTTACGGGGTCAAGCATTTCACCGTTGAAATACAGTTCGTTGCTGGGTGCGTACCAGACGGGGCCAGCCTGATCGGGGGTGGTGATGGACCCGGTTGGGAGGCGTGTGAATGATGCGGGGTAGCCGTCTTGGGTGCGGCTGGTGACGTACCAGAATGCGCGACCGTAGAAGAACAGGTCGTCAAACGTCCACGAAATCAGGGTCTCGTACGAGATCGAGGGGTCGGGGCGGCGCAGCCATGATCGGGGCGCCAAATATTCCTCTTCCATTTCGCGGGTGTCAGGGTTCCACCGTTCCCGGTACATGGTCAGCGGCATCGCGGACAGGACGTTTGCGTGAAGGTCGCGGGCGCGGCTGATCGCGGGCACCTGCATTGCCCGGTTGCGGGCCTCGCCTTCCTGATACGTGTAGTACTGCCCAATGAGGTTGATGCCGGACGCGTTGGGGTTGTACCCGCCGACAGCGGCGCGGACCTGCGGCTCAACCGGCGAAATCTGGGCTTTGGTTTCTTTGCGTGTAAACAGTGCCATGAGAGATGTTGCGGCCTCGCCCGACACGGGGCCACGCCAGCACCATACAGCACTAGGAAACCACAAGCATGGGTTTCTGTTTTGTTTGCGGACGGCTCACCAATGCGATAGCCCACACCGCGGTCCGTGCCACCTCGATCGGGCCGGGGGACTTTTGGCTGGACAGCACATACCCCTGCGCGGTCTTAACACCTACGGCACGGTTCATGTGCTCCGACAGGGTGCGAGCATTGGTGTGAATGACGCGCCCTTCTTGGATCATGGATCGGACAAGGCTCGTAAATTTGAGTAGTTCGCCGTACCCAACAAGGGCGTAACGGCGGGCATACTCCGGTGGCAGATGCAGTTCCAGCGTTGGGGTGACGGCAAGGTTGACGGTGCGGTCAACCATGACCCGGGCGACCTGTTCCCACATGGCATCCTCAGAGTCCACCACGAACTCAACATCCACCATGATCTGGCCGTCAGCAACGGTGGCGCGGGTGCCAACGTAGCGGGCCTCATCCACCGACGAGTCAATGGCTAGCACCCCGCCGGGCGGCATCAAGCGGGTCGTGGCGCAGGACTCCCAAACCCCCGGGTCCAGCATTGCGCCCCGGGTCGTAATCCACTGGTTCAGGTGCGCCCGCAGGAAAGACTCCTTTTTGGACGCGGCCCTGAGCGCCTCAATGGTGACCGTGGTGCCCAGCGCAGGGTTGGCCCACCCCCACCACTGCTCATCTTTCGGGTCGGCCCCCATCGGCATTGACC